CCATCAGGATCGTATCCCCAGCTCGGTGGATACTTAGATTGTATAAATTTGAAGAATGTAGTTGAATTTGAACCAGCACCAGTTCGCGTTGCCAACTCCAAATTCACCATACAAGTTCTTCGAAGTAGAGGTCTAAGAGACTGAAATTGTTCACCCATATTTACCATGTAACGAGAAGCTACAGGTGGTGAACTAGTTCCCATAACCATGACTTCAACTTCTTCGCCCGTTTCCGGGTCAATATTTCCACTCGCAGACTTACTTTGAACCACAAAGTTACTAGGATAATTGCTGCCAAAACGAATATCACTAGGGTTCGCAATTTCAAAGTTATCTGCTCCTCGAATGGAAATGACAAGGGTTGCTGGTGCGGTATCTTTAGGTGCACTAAGAGGGTTTAGAACCCTAATTTGAAAACGTCCATTATGGAAGTCTTCATCGTACGATAAAGAAGTGGTACCAGTAATCATGTCATAATCATCAACAGCAGTGGCACGTGTGCGCAACCAGGAGGTGGCTGCCATATACGGAATACGAAATTGTATATCTGTATTTTCACTAATATCAATAATTTTTGTTTGAACAACAGTGGTAGAGTTAGAATCAACGAAGATATTTCCTTGAGGATCATAAGATACTCGAAGGCGACCTCGATGATACTGTGATGCTATCACTCTCATTCGAACAATAATATCTCCACGCCAATTAGAACACAATCTTGACACCATACCGAGTGGTGTATCAAGTAGAACTGTTTGACCAGTTTCTGCTTTGGTATTACAAACAGTAGGTGTCACTTGCATTCTAAGTAGGGAGGTATCTTGAGCATGTGCTTGTGTCCATTCAACTGTTCCCAACATAGCTTCTTTAGAAACTAAATGTTGTATGGCTAATTCATCCGTATCTGGTAATCCAACAGTGCCTGGAGCAATGCTCAATTCATTCTTAGGATCTAAAGTGAGTTTCTCAACTACATTGGAAATCTCACTAGATGCAAAACCATGGAAAGGCATACTTTTTATAGGAGCAGCATTGTCAATCACGGGAACGTTTGTATATCCAAAAATGGATGCAATCGAACCCACAATACTAGCCCCTATTTCAGTAGCTTTGGCAAAAGGACCTATAATAGGCACATCCTTCAAACAACTCGCAGCACCCTGTACTGCTGTTGCTGCAGAAGATACAGGACCTTTACCATACTCATCATTCGTTGGTTCAGTTTTTCTACCCTTAGAAGATTTAGACTGCATAACAGCTTTAATCGTATTACCACACAACTTAACATCTTCTGCCCAAGCATAGATAGAAAAGGATGGTTTAATAGTCAAACTGCTGTTAGCAGCTTTCGATTGGACAACCTGCCACAATTTTAGTTTACCAAAATTGGAGACATCTGTGCCAGAATCGAGTTCCAACCAGTTTTTATAGTGGAAAAATGGAAGTTCCATTTCTCCACCCTTACTTTTATGAGTTTCAATCCAAATAGTTGGTCGTTGACTCAAACAAGTAATGTTATCATTGTAAGATGGGATATCATTCAAATAAACAAGTGGTTGATATGATAACCCATACATACCATATACAAATGGAGTAGAGTTAATAACAATTTTAACTTTCAATTTACACTGAACGTAGCTAAAGTTAGCAATTTTGTTCTTAATTTGTGCAGAATTGAAAAATTTCAACCAAGGAGAAAAAGTTAATGTAGAATAATTTGATCCAACATCAAAAGTTCCATATGCAATCTCAACTGGGCGACTTAAAAAAGAGCCTAACTCATAATCACCTGTATAGATATCAGAAGTAACTTGATCATAAATTGCTGCCACACTGAGGCTGCCTTTCTCGGCTTCCCCATCAGCATAACTAACAACTTCATGATTTTCACCTTCAGTTTCATCTCCCATTGTTCCTTGTTGTAAATTTGATTGTAATCTTACCTTTACAACATCATTTTTCTCATCATCAGAGTATGATAATGATAAGCTACCATTCATTTCACTTGTGTCTAAAGACGGTGGCATACAAGTGAAATCCCAAGGATTAGGTACCTTGGGACAACCCTCGCTCTGTTCACGGAGAGCGATCCTCGTTATACATTTACCGGAATTTTATACAACTTCAAGACGATCCAAGCCAAGAAGAGGGGGTTCGTTAGAACCCAACCGGATGAGTTTTAGCACATCCCAAGTGCACCGGTAACTAGTACCGGCTATTGTTGAGACTTAGCAGAGTCTCCTAGATCCACATGCTTTGAAGATTCCCAGAATGATTTTCTGAGATCCTCCCATTCTGGGAGGACATAATCTTCAACATAAGCATGTAATCTATTTTCATCAATAATCTCTTGGAAAAGAAGCTTCTTCTCCTCAAATTTTGATTTTCCATACCAGAAGTATTCACGAATAGCACTAGCCATAGATGCTACAGCTTGAGCTTCAGGAGGAATAGTTTTGGAACGTACTCCAATAAGAACCATCTTTTCGATAGACTCTTCTTCCAAAGGAGCAACTACTGCACCAATACCTTCATCCCATCTCCAGGTTCGCTTAAGAAAACTCACTTGAGATAGAGAAATGAAAGGAATTGATTTAGCCTCCTTATCTGCCATAGTATAGGTAATGCCAACTTCTGCTAAACATTTCTGAATAGATGTGTGTGTAAAGAATGAAATATCCTTTGATACACCCATAACATTATCATCACCATAAGTCATGACAGCAACGTGATCTTGGAACTTTTCTGCAGTCTTCTCCGGAGAGAGACTAGCATAAACGTATCTAAGATATAATGAATTGACTAATCCATTAATAATTACAGTCAAAGGATGACCAGAAGGATTCGAACCGAAGAATTGTACTAAATCCCCATTGAAATTTATCAAAGGGTAAGCGGTGTCTTCAGCAATAGAATCAATCACATTCAACTCCTTTTCTGAATAACCTGCCTTTTCACAAATGGTTCTGATGATACGAAAAGCTTCAAGAATTACCACAGGTGGCATTTTCTTATCAAAAGCTTTATAATCACCAGCAATCATACGATCATCACCAAATTTGGTAATATGTTTTTTGATTTGCTGCCATTCAAGTGACTGGGCAATGGTGCCAGGACCACTTTCAAAAATAAAACGATTATTTTGAATTAGTCGGATTACAGAGAGTAAATACTTTCGTACAACAATCGTGTAATCTAGTGGTGCTCCTGTGAAGACACGAGTCTTCTTGGCTTTGACTTTCTTAAATGAAACAGCCTCATCTTTTAAATGCGCAGTAAAAACTGGCATGTAACGAATACGCTGTTCATATTTAGAAATACAATCCTTAACTCGCTCTTTAACTTCATCTGAGACATCATAAGCATCTGGAATATCACTCTCTTCACTACTAGGGTGCATAAAGAATTTCTTGGATTTGTTCCAAGGAAAACCTGCACTAGTAGATCTATTAATTTTATCCAGATATGCAATACCTGGCGCCCCATTGATGGTGTGCTCGTCAGTTAACACATGAACATATTCTAATTCCTTTGGATCTAATTTATTCAAAATTTGATCAATAAAGTTATCAGATACTGTTCTCAATAATTTAGTATCTAGTTGAGTAACTGGATCTAACATATCAAGAATAGCAATACGCCATGGTTCCCAACCAGCCATAATAGGAGGTCCATGTTTAAGCACATAACCTCGCTCCATGAAAGATTTAGCAACACAAGTTAACTCAACTCTACTCTTATGTTTTGGACGATGATCAGGGAAAGATCCGTAAACGGATGCAGATCCTTCTTCAATATATCTCAAAACACTTTTAGAATGTAATTTAACAACTGGATTCTTCTTATCTTTCAAATCCAAAGATGGGGTGCCACTTGAAACTGGTTTATCAAAAAGTTGA